TGCAGTTTCCTACATTAGTCGATGATGAATTCTTGGCCGGATTCATCGATGGCGAAGACTTCGAAGCTGCATTACACGCCTCCCACGGCTTCCCCATTCCTGACGATGAGTCGGAAGTGGAGCCGATGGTGGCAGAGCTGCCCTCCGAAGGCGCTACAGGTCCTGGGTTGTCCAGTCCTGGCGCAAAAGTGGGTGGTTCTAAGGGTAGAGATCGGGGAGAGGAAACCAGAAGGCGCGGCCTCCGTACCCGGGCGTTGTTAGACGTCTGGGACGCATCCGTTGCTGCTGTAATTTCCCGACCCTTGTTCTCTAAGAGTATAAGGCCTGACGTGAAGAATTGGCATCTTCACGTTCGGAATCGGCTCGGAAAGATCGCGGGATCGCGGGGAGTCGAGTGCGCCATCGCTGAGATGAAGAATCTCGCGACGGCTTGCCGTGGCGCGTGGGTGTGTTCCACACCCCCGGACCACTGGGCACTCCGCTCCTGCCCTCAAGATCTTCGTCGTTCCCATAACACGTGGGCCCAGCTGAGCATGCTCGGCCGGGCCCTGCCTACGGGAAGCCCGCGCCACGTCGAGGAGAGTCTTCGTTCTCACAAAGAAGCCCTCCTCTCCGAACACGTGACGCCGGACGAAGACCTCAAGTCGTTGAGGTCTTTCGCGATGTCTTGGGCGCGGCAGTACCTGCCTCGTAACGTTGAGTGGTCGACGGTCGCCGGGGTCCCGCAAGGGTCCTCAGCCACCTACGACTGCCCTCGTTCCGACGGCGGCCTGTCACGCTCCATATCCGAGTCCTTGGCTTTTGAGGTCGACTACCTGGACCCCCCTGATGAGATGCCAGAGGACTGGCACATGATCATCAAGGAGCTCCACGTAGTCGGCTCCGCCATGAGTGAACAGTGGCCGCCCTATCCCAAAGGTAGGGTGGTCACCATCGAAGAGCGGGGCCACAAGGTCCGCATCGTGACCGCCATGCAGCGGTACGCGTTGGTCCTTGGGCACCTCGCCCGGCGACGTCTTGCTCTTGGGCTACGCAAGTGGCCCTTGACCAAGCATGTTCACGAAGGCGAGCCGAGGAAAGTGGGTGCAGACTTCGTCGGCGCCTGCGGCCACGTCTTGTCCGCGGACCTGAAGTCCGCCTCGGACCTCATTCCCCTCGACGTCGCGAAAGCGATCGTCGACGGGCTTGAGGATTCCGGGCGGTTCTTGCCCGCGGAACTCCACGGTCTCCGTCTTGGGACGGGGCCGGTGGAGGTGACGTGGCCGGACGGCGAGACGAGGGTGACCAAGCGGGGCATCCTCATGGGATTACCCACGACTTGGTCGCTCCTCTGTATCTACCACGGGTGGGCCTGGAGACAGGCCTCCATGGTAGACAGGAGTCTGCCGGCGACGCAGCCCGTCGCCCGCATTTGCGGGGACGACCTGCTGGGAGTCGCCGCCCCTCGGGCCCTTGACGCCTACGAATCAGCGATGATTCGGACGGGCGCCAAGTTCTCGAAGGGGAAACACTTCCGTTCCCGGAACAGGGGAGTCTTCCTCGAAGTCCTCTGGGACTTCGCGGGTACTTCGGAGACACAGTTGGATGGTTTAGTCCCCATCTACCGTATTGTGTCTCGCGGAAGAGGAGGGCAGAAATGCCGCAAGAAGATCCCGGTTAATACCGTAAGGGTTCTTCGCATCACACGGACTCGCGCCCACCACTCTATGCCTCTCAAAGGGCTTGTGGTGGGTGACGCGCCATTCGGTCATGGAGCCTTGGAGGCCCCAGACTGGTGGCTGGCGGGCGTGGCTGAGACAGACTATCTCAGGCACTTCCGTCCCCGTATGGTGCACGCGGTCGCCCGGACCCTAAGACCTCGCTTGCCGAGCGAGTTCAGGGCCCTGGGCGTTCCTCCCTTCCTCCCTCGCGAGTTGGGCGGTGCCGGCCTTGCCGGTCCCCCGTCCACTTCGTCTGTACCCCCATTCCATCTGCGCGCGCTTGCGACACTTCTCTACGGCCAGACTAGCCATCTGGCATCTTTCGAGAGAGTGTGGAGGGACGCCCCGGGCAACGTGTTTGACCGCTCTGCGGCCAAGCAGGTTGATCGGGACTTCTCTACGTTCGCCACGCGCCTCGCGGGTGCTACCGGTCCACTTGATTGGGTCCCCCTCGGTGATCCCGAGGAAATTCGACAATCGGCCGTGCGGCGCATCTCGCAGGAGATGTCCCTAGCCTTTGGGGTCGACGGGTCTTGTCTCGCGACAAAGTACCCCCCTATCCAAGAAGTGTGCCGGCGCATCTGCGAGGTGCGGTCTACCATGCTCCGCACGGGTTGGGTTTCAGCCCGTGCGGTGACGCGGAAGAGCGTTCCGGGAATGGTTGCCCGTTGGCGCGAGCTCAGGTCCACCTTAGTTTTGTGGGTTCCTGAGTTCGTGACCGACGAGGGGTGGGATGCTTCCCCTGATTCAACGCCCAGGTACAACGAATACCTGGTCGAAAAGCCTTATACTCCGTTCCTTAAAACCTGGCGGCGATTTGCCATCGCCGCCGTCTCGAGGGAGTCCCCCTGGTGGATTGACTATGTCCTTCCACCGGGGAAGTTTCCCCCGAGCGTCTATGCCGCCCCTTTCGGGTGAGG